CAACCGCACCAGCACCACCGCCACCAATTACGATTGCATAAACTCTTTTGATACCAGTTGGGATTGTTACAGATGAAGTTCCTGTTGCAGAGATAGTTTGTTGCAGTTTGAGTCCATAAGGAGAATCGGTAAATTGTGAATTGCTATAAATTGATGCGCTCATAATTGTCTCCTAGTAGAAAAGTAAAAGTATTCCTGCGCCACCTATGCCACCACTACCACTTCCGCCGCCACCGCCACCTCCGCCAAGCCCACCATTACCACCTGTTGTTCCAGAAGCGTTTGAACCATTACCTGCTATTCCTGCACCACCGCCACCAGCGCCATTTGTAGCCGTACCAGTTGTACTTGTACCGCCAGTTGAAACTACGCCAGTTACAATATTGAATCCATTACCACCTGTACCACCTGTGCGTGTTCCAGTTGTTGTAATTCCAGCACCACCACCACCGCCTACTAAACCTGAACCACCATTACCGCCAGTATTAGTTCCAGAACCACTACCACTTGAACTTCCACCGCCACCGCCAGAAATTCCATCTCCACCCAAGCCACCAGTTGCTCCGTTTAGCGCCCGATTTTGACCGCCACCGCCACCACTACCTATGCCGCCAGGATTACCAGTTGACCCGCCAGGAATACCCCAATAATTTGTTGAACCATTAGCACCACCACCAGCGCCACCACCTAAAACTGTTGCTACACCACCACCGTCGGTGCCTCCGCCAGCAATAATGTTTCCGTAGCGTGTATAACCGCCAGCAACACCTACAGCACCACCACCGCCAACAACACATCTAGAGTTTGCTAAAGTCCAACCCCAAGCAACCCCGCCAGCGCCACCACCTGCACCTAATCCTGCAAACTGACCACCACCACCACCACCAACTGCAATAGCATAAACAAATGTAATTCCAGCAGGAATTGTTACTGATGTAGTTCCTGCGTTAATTGTTTGACGAAGGCGCAATCCGTAAGGCAGAACAAAATGAGTATTAGTCCAAGGTGTGTAGTCAGCACCCTGCATACCAGTTGATACTTCGGAGCCAACCTGCCCCCTGCGGTTTGGATTAGCCACTAGGAAATCCTTGCTTTCTGACGATGTTTACGAGTAGCTTCTCTACGGCAAGTAATGCAATAGAAACGCTTGTCTTTGCTGTGATAAGTTTTATTGTGACCATTTACGCAAAGTGAGTCACTTCCCGCAACAGCTCTATTTACATTTACAGAATGTGGAACTGCTTCAAGGTGGTCTGGATTGCAACATTTGCGATTCATACAAAGATGGTCTATTTCTAAATATTTTGGAATATCACCTTTGATTAGTTCATAGGCTAAACGATGTGTACCTTTCAAAGCCCTACTTCCATCTAACCTTGAGCCAGTAATCATTTGACCATAGCCGTGTGTATTGAACGAACCTAACCAAATCCAACATCCGTTGGGATGTGAAGTTTTATCTACACGCTCCCATAGTCTTTCGCTAACATCTCTCGCCTTTGCCATTGTATTATCCTACTCAGCTTATGCGATTTACGTATCCTGAAATTGTAATTACTGAAGCAGTTGCGGCAAAGGCTGCAACTGTATTTGCTGCTGATCCTGTGCCAGTCAAAGGTAATCCTGCAACGATTAGAACATCTCCTGATTGTGGAGCAAGGGTAATTGGCTTAGCGTGTTGTACTGAGCCTGTTCCGCCAAATTGAACTGTAAGTAATACTGGAGAGGTAGATGTGTTATTTGCGTATAGCCAAACCTCATCAATAATAGATGATGATGTGCCTGTGGCGTGGATAGTTGTACCAGTAGAGGCTGTCTGAACTACCGTGATTGGCTGACCCTGTGTTGAGCCTGAGAGAAGTACTTTAGTAAAAGTTGCCATTTGTTATCCTTATCCGAACACTTGCATTGAGATTACTGCTTGGTCTGTATCGTAAACTGCGTTTGCACCTGCTGCGCCAGTAGCACCAGTTGCACCAACTGCACCTTGTGGGATTGTAAAGTTAAAAATTGCAGCAGATGTTGTACCACTATTAGTTACAGAAGCACTTGTTCCTGCTGCTCCTGTTGTTGTACTACCTACATCTAAAGTTGCTGCAGAACCAGTTGCACCAGTGGCACCTGTATTGCCTGTGTCACCCTTAACACCTTGAATACCTTGTATACCCTGAATACCTTGGTCGCCAGTATCACCCTTAGCACCCGTAGCGCCTGTTGCGCCAGTTGCTCCTGTATCACCTTTTTGTAAAGTAAAATTTAATGTTTGACTAGGTGATGTGCCAGTAATTGTAACTGCTGCTGTTGAACCACTTGTTACTGTTCCAATACTTAAAGTATTAGATGGTCCAGTAGCACCTGTGTCGCCTTTAGGACCTTGTGCACCTGTGGCTCCAGTTGCTCCTGTGTTACCTATAGGTCCTTGTGGACCAGTAAGACCAGTTGCACCAGTATCACCCTTTAGTCCTTGTGGAATTGTAAAATCAAATACGGCTGCAGAGGTTGTTCCAATATTAGTTACTGATGCAGAAGTTCCTGGAGCACCTGTTGCAGTTGAGCCAACAGTAATAGTTGCTGCAGTTCCAGTAGCACCAGCAGCACCTGTTGCGCCTGTGGCACCAGTTGAACCTGTGGCTCCTGTAGCGCCAGTATCGCCCTTAGCGCCTGTGGCACCTGTGGCTCCTGCTGGCAGAACTAGGTTTAAAGTTTGTGTTGGAGCAGTACCAGTAATAGTAGCAGCAGCAGAAACACCACCAGTTACAGTTCCAATTGAAAGTGTATTAGCAGGTCCTGTAGCACCTTTATCGCCAGGAATACCTTGTGGACCTTGTTCATTTGATACAACAACAGTAGTTTCTGGGTAGGTGATAGTCTCTACAATTACATCAATAGCCTCGGTATCAGGGCTTATATTGACAGATATATTATTTGTTGGAGATTCAACTATGGCAACAATTGTCTCTGACATTAGTTCACCGACTTTGTTACTACAAACTTACCTTCTAGTAGACGAGTTACAACTGTTCCTGAATCAAGAACAAAATCATATACATACTTACCAGCAGTTAAGGCATGAGTTAATGAACTGCTAAGAGTCATAGTCACCTTACCATTAGTGGTTCCAAGAACCATTGATGTATTATTAGATAGGGTTGTTGATGATAAGGTTGTTATTTCATTAGAACCAAGAAATGGTCGCACAGTAAAAGTAGCATTATAGTTAGTTAAGTTCCAAGGAGTATTTCCTGTTTTAACTGTAAACTCAAATACGAAGGTAGTACCTTGCTCACAGACTAGATTATGTTTTCCACTCATGCGTTTATGCTCCGTAATGCAGCAGGTGCTGCTAGTCCAGTAGTTCCAGCGAGTTCATTGCAGATACCATCGATATCTTTAAAATTGTCTCTAGTCCGTCCAGCCTGAGCCTTAATATTAAGCGCACCTATAGTTGCAAGTCCAGAAGTTCCAGCCCAAGCATTAGCAGCACCTTGTTCATCTAATCCAGTTGTTCCAGCAAGACGATTAAGTTCTGCTGTTAGACTGCTACCTGCTGTGCCTAGTGCCATTGGTTACTTCTTTCTGTGATGTTTTGGTAATATTAAATTAGATGGCTTTTCCACTCCACCAAAGAAGGCGTTATAGTAATGCTCATCAAATGAAAACCTTTTAATATGTTGTACAGTTGCAGATGTATCACACCATATATCGATGCCTGCTTTGCCGCATAGAGCAAAGAAATATATATCTTCGCCTATAAATGTCTTTTCGTTTCCAGCCTCTAGGAACATTGCAGAATCTGGTACTGCTTCAATAATTCTATCAACTACGCTACGATGCATAAGAACAAATCCCATACCAGCAGCATCTACTTTCATAAACTTATCTTTTGGCATTGGATGAACTGGCTTGATATTAACTGAGCCATCCTCTTGCTCTACAAAGTTAAAGATTGTAGGTAGCGGAACCATTAAAGGTTCTTCTGGATTCTTTGTGGTAAAGTAGACACCAGTAACGATTGGGCGCTCTTCTTTATCCTTTTGATTCCATAACTTTAAAAATTTATCTGGACTCAGAACTATGTCTGAATCTACCCAGAGTAACCACTCTGATTTGTTCTGTTCATACCAGTAGCGGATAACGTGCTCACGCTGTCTAGCAATTTGGTTACCACCACTACGGATAGTAGACTCAAACTTAATGCCAGACTTTAACATTACATCTGCCACACCTTGCATAAACTTACCATCAACCATACCATTATCACACCAGGCGATTGATACTGTATCTTGTTCCATTGTCCCCACCTTTGTTATTTCTTCTTCTTATTGCTAGCCGATATTGAGGCTGCTTTGCGTTTAGCATCAGCCTTTGAACTTGCACCCCATGCTTGCAGGGATAGAAGTAATCTAGTTGGCTCACCATTAGGCTTGCGTTCTGGTCCAGGCATACCGCCCATACGTGCCAAAAACGAGGCTCTACGGGGGTTATTACCGCTTTTCACAGGCGCCTTGAGGGTTCCACCCTTGTAGGATGCTCGACCCTTTGCATTGAGCCCACCCTTAGGATTTTTACCCTCTTTGCGCGTCCACGCTTCAGTCATTAGTTACCCTTTGCAGTTCCAAATCGACCTGGGAAACGCTTGCTTACTGGGTCATTGAATTTTGCTGTACGTGATTGTGCTAAATCCTTCTCAGCCTTTTGGCGAGGAGTCATTGCAGTCTTTACTGGCTCACGATTTTGCTCATTGGCTTTTGGTCCAGTTGTCTTAGCAGTGCTACGACCTTCACGAACATTTGATGCACTACCAATTGGTCCAGGTGATGCCTTAGGCTTATTGATAGCATTCATGAAACGTGTTTGTCCGTAAAGACGACGTACTGCTTCTACTGTTTCTGCTTGCTTAATATCTTTAGGTTCTGTTCCGCCAATAACAGGATTTTTTCCTGCTGCTGCTAGAGCCTTCTTCATTCCCATTTTCTTAACTTCGTCAATAGTAGATTGGGATACTTTGATTTGACGATTATAGTATGACTTATCAGTTGCCATTTACTTGCCTTTCTTCTTTACTACGCCTGAAATCTTTTTTAGGCGAGGATTTGCTTTTACTGCCGCTGGCGATGCTTTGCGAGCACCTGCTGCAAGGATTGCTCCTGCAGATTTCATTGATACGCCTTGCTTCTTAGCAATAGACTTTTGAACTGCTTTAAATCCACGATGTGCTTTTTTCATTAGTTGCCTCTCTTAACACCAGCAGTAGTGCGAGTATCTGCTACAAACATTCCTGGGTACTTCTTCTCAAGTGCTGCTTTAGCAGCAGCAGCGGCTGCAGCCTTACCAGCAGGTGATATTACTTGTTGGTTCTTCTTAAGAATATCTTGAAGTTTTTGGTCTTCTGTCTTAACAACTCTACGGGTAGCCATTTACTTCTTCTTACCCATCTTCTTTACAACAGCCTTCTTGGCGGTCTTCTTCATCGCAGCCTTCTTGCCGTATTCTTTGATACGTGCTGACATTGGCTCTGTCTTTTCGTGCTTCATCATCATTTTCTTTGAAGCGTATTTTTCGCCTTTAACTGACATTAGATTTGTCCTATCTCTTTCATTACGGCTGCGGATTTCTGATTGATATCTTTTGCTTTAGGCATAGTGTCCGCATTGTACGCTTTACCTAAAACCTCTGATGCTTTGTGTGCTTGTTCTATATGACGCATAGTTGTTCCTGATGGCTGAATACCTTGTGCTCTAGCATCTCGGTAAGCCGATAATTCTGCATTCCATTTCTTATCTGGAATATCCCTTGTTGCATCTCCAGTATTCATTTGAAGACTTAAACCTTTACATCCAAAGCAACCATCTACTGGTTGTGGATGATGTTCCCAGTGTTTCATTTGTCCCCTTACAGTGCTGTGAAGTTAGCCTCTGTTACTCCAATTCCAGCAGCAATTAATTCAGCCTTGGTTGAATCATCTACAGTATGATTGTATCCACCACGGTATACTACATCATAATCTGCTAAATCTTCATCTAGTGAGTATCTTACTGTTGAGTAAGAACCATTAGTTTTTATTACAGTAATGCCTTTATTTTGCTTTCTAAAGTAGAATAAACGATGTCCGCCTATTGGTCCCTCTGACACCGTAGGTGTCTTAAAATTGTAATACGCCATTATTCTCCTTAATGAACTTACTGTAAGGCTAGAGTTTCCCCTAGCCCTACCGTCAATCAACTAAGCGATTGATGAACCTGATTCGATTCGGTATAGTGCTTCTTCACGGTAGCGTGCAAAGCCAAGTACGCCGTACCAACCCATTGGGCGGTGACGCATTAACTTGTCAACTACTGGTCCGATTACTACATGTGGCTCTTCGGCAACTGCCTCAGCCAATGCTTGTTGTCCTGCAATGATTGTGCGGTACACCTTTGCAGATGAAGCACCGTCAGTTGCTGTGTACAGACGAGGAGACTCTACGAAGTAAGCACCTTCGTATGTTCCGATTTCGCCTGCCCAGATGCGGTCCTGTGAAGAACCGTATTGGTTAGGAAGTAACCATCCTGCTGAACCTGTCTCAGCACGTAGGTCGTGGGATACCTCTGGGTGTAAACCAGCCCAGTATAGTGAACCCTTGCGACCTGTTGCATTGCCAGCACGTAACTTAGCAACTGCCTTGCGGACGTTTGCTGAAGATAGTGTTGCTGCTGCTGTAACAGTTGCAGTTGATGTAGCGGTTGAACCTGAGTAAATCACGTTTGAACCACCACGAAGTGTTGTCATTGCTACCTTATCGATAGAATCTGCTAAGTTGAATGCAATCATGTTTGCGATTGCTGGGTCAACATCAGCCAATGAGAATAACTCAAGAGCACGTGTTACCAATACTGAGTTACCGTACTCATTAAGAGTAATTGTAACTGAGGTTGGTGTAGACAGTGCTACTGAATCTGGGTCAACATCTTCTGTTAGTGTAGATGTTGCCGCTGTTAGGTCAACGTAGCGTTGTAGAACAACTGTTGAACCTGGGATTGCTTGGCGTGCTGGACGCTTATCTGCAACAGAACGAATAAGTGGTTCTGAACGGAGAGCGAATTCTAGAAGACGGTCATACGCCTTCTGTACTAATCCTGCACTACCAGCGGTTCCTCCTAATGAGGACGAACCTGTTGTGGTATAGGCGTTAGCCATTACGTCACCTCCAAGTGACTATGAACGGAATTTTATTGTGAGCGAAGTACATCCAATAATGCATCCATTGAATCTGCATTATCGATGCGAAGATTTAAATCTTCTGCTCTG